GGGCAGGATCCCGTAGATGCTGCTCTGGTTGACACCGTCCACGTAGGTCGACCACGACCCGTTGATCATCTGCACCCCAGCAGGGGTCAGCAGGTAGCCTTGCTTGCGCGGGTAGAACGCCCCGGACGGGGACGCTTGGTACACCTCGAACAGCGCGTCGATGGTCTCCTCTCCCGTCTGCTCCCACGGCAGCAAGAGATCGCTCTGCGGCACGTTGCTCGTCTGCTGCACCATCGCGCCCCAGATGTACACCCCCTTGGTCACATCGCCCGCGTAGCTGATCGTGCTGCCGTCGGTCGACAGGTTCAGCGTGTAGGTGCCAGACGTGGTCGCATTGGCCGACGCGGTGAAGCTGATCTGACAGAGGTAAAACCCGTTCGGCTGCAGTACAATGGTCGACCCGGTGATGTTGGCCGTGGTGCCCACCGTGCCCGCCGCCACGTTGAAGAACGCGCTGTAGGTGGAGGCGCCATCGTACACCGACAGTTTGATCTGGTTACGCCCGTTGGGCCGGGCGTAGAAGCTGGCGACATAGGTCTGCGAGGCGAAGAACGACGTGACGCTCTGGACCACCCGGTGCTCCGAGTTGGCGGCCGTCTCCATCAACCGGCTGGCTGTGACTTCCCCGTCCAGCGGGTTGGCGATGTTGTTCGCCGTGATCGTGAGCGCCGTGTTGGTCCAGTACGCCGTCTTGCTCAGGTTGTTCGGGTACGTCAGCCGGTTGCCCACGAACCGCGCCTCCCCACGCGGGCAGGTATCGAACCACTGGGTCGCCATCCAGATGTCCCGGATGGAATTGTTGAACAGCAGGTTCAACGACTCCGCCAACTCCGTTGACAACCGCGAGGTGGGTACGCCAATCAAGGCGCACACGCTGGAGAGGAAGTCGGAGTAGTTGCGGGTCTTGGCCATCAGACAGGCTTTCCGTTGACGAACGTCTTACCGTGCCGGAGTGAACTGGACTTGGGGCGATAGCCCGGAGCGCACATCTGCGGGTTGTCGGCGAGGAAGTCCTGCAGCCAGTTCTCCTGATCACCGAACGAATGCATCATGCGAAAGTAGAGGCGGGGGTCAATCTCCGCGATCTTCTGTCCGACACCGGGGATGTAACTCGACCCGGCCTGCTTCATGATGCGAGCGATCTTGGCCTGACGTAGCCCAGCCTGAATGCGCTCCTGCGGAACGCGGCCGAGCACGTCGTCCTCAAACTCTTTGAGGAAGTTCTCAGGGAGAGAAGTGATGAGTTCGGACATAAAAGGGAAAGAGGGGGGCCGGATCCCGGCCCCCCTCTCAGCTATCACGGCAACTGAGCCGCGTCCTGCAGGTTCAGGTAGATGTTCACGTTACCCGCCGTCAGGGCGCTCGGAGAGCCGCCCGTCGCGTTGGTGAACACCGCCCGAAGAGCGACAGACGTGGTGCCAGAGCAGTTCGTCACCGTCGCCGGGTCAAAGCCCGCGGCACCGATGATGCCCGCGGTCAGGACCGACGTGGAGGTGAGGAACGCACTGGTGTTGGTCGTCGTGCCGACCACCATCGTCAGCGCGGTGGTGCCGGCGAACGCCGTGCTCACATTCGCCATCGCCTTTTCCACGAACCACTTGGTGGCGGTGGAGCCGAGGGTGAACGTCACGGTGTCCGTCGAACCCGTCGCGCCAGTGGCGGTGAGGTCGGTATACGGAATGCTGAACTTGTGGGAAAAACCGATGTTGGCCTTCTCCTGAACGGAGAGAGGCGAAACCCGGTCGTCGTTAAGTGTAACAGGGAAATCAGCCATGTTAGTAGTCTCCTTGGTTTAGGGTTAGCTGGAGCCGGCGAACTTGCCAAGACCCTTCGGGTTCTTGCAGACCAGAAGGAGGGAGGTCGAGACGAAGCCTCGACGACCGCCACCCTGATCCTCAAGCTCCTCGGCCTGCATGCCCAAGAAGGTGCTGATGCCGACAAGCGCCGGGTCAATCACATAACCACGAGCCTTCTGCTGGTTGGTCGTGACCGAGGGATCCGCGCCGTCAGCCAGCCCGTTGAACATGTCCGGGATGACGGTGACGGTGTGGAAGTCGCCATCGTACACGGTGACGTTGAGGGTCACCTTGTTCTCGTTGGCGTCCTGCGTGACCATGTAGCTCTTGGCCGAGGTCGTGCCCTCCTGCCGCTGGAACTTGCTGATGGCGCGCTTCAGGTTCGGGCCAGCGAACAGCGTGTAGTTACGCCGACCACCGTTGACCTGAAAGATCGACTGGAACACGTCGTTGAACAGATTCTCCGTGAGGGAACCCGTCGCCGTGGCGTCGATGCTGGCCGCAGGCGTGAGGAACGACGTGGGCACCGGGTTAACGGTCTGCGTGGTGGAACGGATCCAGTTGCCCAGACCGCGGGTCTTCCACGGCACGACGCCGTTGTCGGCCTGCATGTCGTTGTCGGAACCGATGGCCGCCTCGATGCTGCGCTTGATTTCGCGCATCGCCTTGACCTTCGAGTTCGCGACCTCGCTGGACACACCAGCGGGATCCGACGCCTCCTGCAGACGGGAGACCATCCACGGACGACGGAACTGCTGGACGTAGTTGCCGAAGCGGGCGCGATTCGCCGCCTCGTTGTTGAAGGCCGAAACGTCCTGACCTTCCAGCACGCCGGAGAAATCGACCGGGGCGAGGCTATCAGCCTGCCAAGTCTGGAAGGTATTGGTCGCCTTCGTCGTCTTGGCGAAGGTGGACGTTTTCGGGCAATCCTCGGGTTCGAGGATGGTCAGGAAGTTAGTAAGGTCTTCCCGGTTACCTTGTACGTTGTATGAAGTTGCTTGAGCCATGACTATCGGGTGTTTCTGAGTTGATCACTACGTTGTAGCAGAGCTGCTGCCTCGCTAGCCGTAACCGCTCCTTTCGTGGACAGTTTCTGCCGGTCAGACTCCAAGGCGCGCTTGGCGACTGACTGGGTGGGGACTCGAGCAGCCGAGGTGTTGGAAGACACCGCAGTCTGATCGCCCGCCGGTTTCGCGACGGGTAGAGGTTTGGCGGGCAAGCCGGGCTTCGCCGCGGGTGCGGCGGGGCTGGGCGTGCTATTCTTGGAGGCTGCCTCAGCGCGCATCTTCTCCCTGATCTCCTGCTTCATCTTGATGGCCTTGAGTCCTTCGACTTGGACACCGACGATGAAGTCAGCATTGGGCAAGTCTTGGAGCCATGGGTTGGCTTGGTACGCCTGCTGAGCAATCTTGAAGTCCTCGGACTTCGGATCATTCAGAAACGGAAACAGGCCGTGAGCCTGCTTGATCGCTTCCGCTTTACTCATCAGGAACTTTTGGCGCTCAGGGACGTGGTCATTGATGGTGATGTCAGCCTCTCGGACAATGTTGATGAGGTCGTCCCGTTCGAGGATTTTATCCCCAAACTGAACCCCCTCCCCAATATCGCCGCGGTTGAGATGGGCTTGAGCCCACCTCTGGGCCTCCTTGGCCTGACGCATGCGCGTGGCCAAAGAATCAAGATCGTTGATATCGGCTAGCGGGCCTTTGCCCACCGGAGCTGGCTTCTCGTCCGCCGGCTTGGGTTGCTGCGCTTGTTTGAGCGAAGCTTCCAAGTTGGCAATCCGGTCCTCCATCTCCTTCCGCTTGGCGATCTCTTCATTCACCCTCTTCTGAACCTTCTCCCGAATCCTTGCCTCTTTCTCCTGTTCTGCCTTTGAAAGAACCTCCTTCTTCTTGGCTGCCTCCGCATCAGCGTTCTCGGCCTTGGGGGCTCCGTCCTCTGATGCAGCGGTCTCCGATTCAGATGGAGTGGCTGCGTCCTGCTCTACTGTTCCTGCGGCTGTTTCCTGACTTGGGGCAACCTCCTCCGCAGGCGTGGCTTGGGTCGGTTCGGAGGCTTTAGCAGACGCTTTCTGCTCGTTCGCAAAAAGAATCGCCGCAGCCTGACCCAGCGAGAGATTACCCGATTCACTACCCCCATCACCAATTGTGGCCGGTGAAGCCGCCTCTGCTACTTGATCCATAACTCATCACCAATCATGGCCGGTGAAGCCGCCTTCCCTAACTCATCACCAATTGTGGCCGGTGAAGCCGCCAAATCCAAACAAGGTGTCCGGTAAACAGACCGCAAGCTATAGCTTGCGCACTGTCAACATCAAATGGCCTCACGCCTTTTGTAGTCGTCGTAGACGGCGATAATATTCTCCATCGCCCGTAGCTCGCCCAACGTAGCCAATAACACCCGCTCGTTGATCAGCGTGCCCTCAGTGGCAAGATCGCGCACGATGGCCTCGCGTTGTTCACGCAGCACGCTGACGAACTCTTGAAAGTTCGGATTCGGGATCAGCTGCGACATGGCGCCAGCAACAGCGCGTTGGCGCTGTTTCTCTTTCTCGACAGGATGCATAAATCAGGCGCCCATCCGTCCGATCTGCGCGTTCTGACGCTGCGTGATCTGGAACTGAAGCTGCTTGGTGAGCTTCTCGATGCGCTTGGAGAAAGGATCCTCCGGGTTCTGCATACGCTGCTGCACGACCGGGTCGTTCTGCACGTAGCCCTGAATGACCTGCAGGCCCAGCTCGGGCGGCGTGCCGGGAGCGATGTCCTGATCCTGACCCGCGTAGATCTTGGCCAGCTTGTCCTGCAGTTCGGCCGTGACCTTCTGTTGACCGGCCTCCTTGGGGGTGATGATGCGCTCGGCAATGGTGGGATCCACCGCCTCGATCATCGCCTGCAACCATTCGGAGTAGTCGACCGTACCCTCTCGGTCGGCGGTAGCCACGATCTTGGCGACCTGCTCCAGCTTGGCAAAGGTCTTCTCCGAGTCCATCGACTCGATCTGGAAGTTGAGCACGAAGTCGTACTCCTCATCCGGGCCGCCCTTGGTGAAAGGAACCGGCTCCTGCTGCCGCAAACCCACCACCCGGAAGTACACCTGCTCCGAGCCAAACTGCTGGTAGAGCGACCAAATCTGACGGAACGCCTTCGACCAGTTGGACATGAACTTGTCCGTCTCGAACTGGTTCTTCATC